TGCTGGCAGCAACACCATCAACATATATATTAATGTCTGCCGTGGATGTGCGAAGAGCATTGTAAATAGCTATTCCACTAAAGACATCACCACCATTGCTATTGATGCGTACATCAATCTTGTCATACTGACTTTGCAAGGCAAGTAGCTCACTGACTACTCGTCCACTGTCCACAGGCTGGTCATTACCGACCTCTCCATATAAGAGGATAGCTACGGTTCCATTACCAGGTATAATGTTGAAAAAGTTTGAACTCATTATTTCAATTTTTGATGCAAATATCATGTTTTTTCTGGGAGTGACAAAATCGTAAATTCATAGCGTAAACAGCTGATTTTATGGTGCAAACAGACAGTGCTGTTATAAATAATGGATTTCAAAAAGTCCATAAAATATAAGATATTTGCAAAAGATTTAGGCAATATGACAAAGACGAATATAGACAAAAAAGGCATTGCAAAGTCTCTCTACATGGAGGGAAGTTGCACACAAGAGGAGATAGCTGCAAAAGTAGGAACTACAAGGCAAACAGTCTCTCGCTGGGTACGTGAAGGAGGTTGGGAGGAGCTGAAAGCTTCATTTACAATTACACCTGATCAGATTATAGCACAGTTCCAGCGACAGATTGTTGAAATCAACAACAATATTCAAAATCGTGAAGAAGGTAAGAGGTTTGCTACAGCTCAGGAGGCAGACGCGCTTGCTAAGCTCGCTGGTGCTGTCAAAAAGTTAGAAAGTGATATTGGTGTTGCTGACTGCATCAGTGTTGCTATGCGCTTTCTCTCTTGGTTACGTCCTCTTGATATTGATGCAGCTAAGCAGTTTAACAACCTCTTTGATGCGTTCATCAAGGACCAAATGGCAAAAGCAAAATGACACAGGAAGAAAGACTTGCATTAAGGAACTGGGAAGAGTTCCATAAATCATTCATCTCTGACATGCCTGTTGAGAATGGGCTGTCAAGACGTGACATTGAACGCAGACGAAAGGAACTGGAACAAGACCCTATTAAATGGATTCAGTATTTCTTTCCCAAGTATGCTAAATATGAATTTGCACCTTTTCACGTGCGTGCTATCCGTCGTATTATTGAACACGATGAATGGTACGAAGTTCTTTCGTGGAGTCGTGAGCTGGCAAAGTCCACGATTTCTATGTTTGTCTTGATGTATCTTGCACTCACTGGGCGTAAAAGGTTCATTGTGTTAGCTTCGGCAACTATAACTTCAGCAACACGTTTACTTACACCTTTCAGACTTAATTTTGAGAACAACCCACGTATTAAGCAATTTTATGGCATTCAACAGCTTGTAGGGCAATGGACGGAAACAGACTTCACATGTCGCTGTGGTGCTAAGTTTGTTGCACTTGGTGCTGGTAGTGCTCCACGTGGTGCGAGAAACGAAGCGGTACGACCTGACGTCATCTATCTTGATGACTATGACACAGATGAGGACTGCCGCAACCCTGAAACTCTTAAAAAGAAGTGGGATTGGTTTGAAGGCGCACTCTATCCAACACGTTCCATCTCTGAGCCGACTCTTGTTCTATGGTGCGGTAACATCATTGCTAAAGACTGTTGTATTGCACGTGCTGGAGCAATAGCAAAGAGCTGGGATATTGTTAACATCCGCGATAAGAGTGGAAAATCTACTTGGCCTGCAAAAAACACTGAGGAGCAGATTAATACAGTCCTTGCTGGTATATCTGCAAGAGCCGTACAAGCAGAGTACTTCAATAATCCTGTTTCAGAAGGTAAGATCTTCCGTAATCTTCCTTTTGGGAAAGTCCCTGCTTTGTCTAAATTTAAGTTCCTTATTGGGTATGGAGACCCTGCTTATTCTGACAGCAAAAAGAAAGCGTCGTCAACAAAGTCTCTTTGGCTTATTGGCAAGTACAAAGGTGTCTACTACATTATCAAAGGCTTTTTAGGTCACGAGACAAACGCAAATTTCATTGGTTGGTACTTTGAGCTTGCCAAGTATGTAGGGGGCAAGGCTACGGTTTATTGGTATATAGAGAACAATAAACTACAAGCCCCATTCTACGAACAGGTCTTCAAACCACTTCTACGTGAGGAACAGCAGCGTCGTAATACAAGTCTCTTTATTCGTGGCGACAGCCGAAAGAAAGCAGACAAAGCGACACGTATCGAAGCCAACCTGGAACCAATCGATCGTAATTGTCAATGGGTATTCAACGAAGAAGAAAAAGACAATCCTATGATGCAGGAGCTTATCAACCAGTGCAAACTCTTTGAACTTAACTTGCCATACCCTGCTGATGGACCTGACTCTCTTGAAGGTGGAATCACAATGTTAGATGAGAAGATGGCAGAGTTTGAGCCAACTATAACTATCAGTTTTCATACAATGGATGAGCAAAATCCTTATAAGATGTGATTATGAATAACTTTATCAATATAGAAGACTACGATGCAAGTATTCACCGCGAGATACTTGATGCGCTGCTGCGTAAAGAAAGTCCAACTTATGATCCTCAGATAGTTGAGATATGTGAGGATAGAGCGGTAAGTGAGATGAGGGGGTATCTGAACAAGATTTATGATTGTAACGCCATCTTTTCCGCAAGAGGGGAAGATAGACACCCACTCATTCTTATGTTTGCGCTTGACATCGCTATCTATCATATCTTCACACAGCACAACCCTTATAAGATTGCGAAGATACGCCAGGATAGATATGAGCGTGCTATAGAATGGCTGAAAGGCGTAATGGGAGGAGACGTAACGATTGACGGTGCTCCATTGATGCCTGAAGATGAACTTAAGAACAATAGTCGTTGGCAAATACAAGCTGACGGCTTAAGACCAACATTGCTATGAACAGAAAAAAGAAAAACAGCCCTAAGCAAGGCAAAATAATACAAGGTGGAATGCTCGTTCCTCAAGGAATGAGACAGCCAGACATCGTTCTGCAGATGCCTGAGATATTCATGTTTGACATGAATGCGTATATGCAATCTGTTAAGGCTGCAAGGGGAATCGATTTCTCCAATAGGGCACGTCTGTACGATATGTATGACAGTGCTTCTCTTGACCTTCATCTCTCTGGAGTCATTGCAAAACGTATGCGAGGCGTAACGAAGATTCCTATTGAGTTTAGAAGAAATGGTGTACCTGATGATGCAATCAACAATCAGATAAAATCACCCTGGTTCAAACAGCTGAGGAAAGACCTTGTAATGTCAGAGTTCTGGGGTTTCACACTCGTACAGTTCTATCTCAATGAGGAAGGTAATATCCGTTATGACCTTATCAATCGCAAGCACTATGACCCTATACATCGTAAGCTGCTCAAGTATCAAGGTTCTATGGATGGCGTGCCTATTGATGACTTCCCTGATATGCTTTTCGTTGGGAGCGAACGCGACCTTGGTATTTATGCAGAACTTCTGCCTGCTGTACTCTATAAGCGTGGTGATATGTCAGACTGGGCACAGTTCTGTAACATCTTCGGTATGCCAATTCGCGAGTACACTTACGATGCTGGAGACGAGGATGCTCGCCGTCGTGTCATCGCTGATGCACGCCGACAGGGTGCGAACGCGGCATACATCCATCCAAAAGAAAGCGAGCTGAAACTTGTAGAGGCTGGTAATAAGACTGGTTCCAGCGACCTTTATAGAACTTTTGCTGAGTACTGGGACTCAAAGATGTCTATACGTGTGCTGGGAAACACGCTCACCACAGACGCTAAGTCAACTGGTACGCAGGCTCTCGGTTCTGTGCACAAGGAGGAAGAGGACGAGATGAACTCTGATGATCGTGATTTCATTCTTGATATTCTCAATTATGATATGCGACCTATTTTCGCCTCGCTGGGCTTCAATGTGGAAGGTGGCGAGTTCGTCTATGCAAAAAAAGACAAGATTAACCCTGCTCAGCAAATAGACATCGTTCAGAAGCTCTCGTCAATGGGTCTTCCGATTGATGACGACTACCTCTATGAAACATTCTGCGTTGCTAAGCCTGACAACTACAAACAGCTCAAGGAGGAGAAAGAGGCTGCAAAGGTTGCATTCAGAGAGCAACTTGGTTTACAGGTTAATGATGATGACAAAAAGAAGCAAGACAAAAACACTGATAAAACAGCGTTCAAACAGCATTTGAAAAGTTTTTTCGGACTCGCCCCAGACAAAGGGGCGCACTTCTGATTGATACGCTCTATTATGGTGAACATTGCTCTTGCTCTGGGCATAGTCATTTCCACAACGAAAGCCCAGCTATCTCATTTAATGTTGTGCAGGCTTTTCTACAGAGAATCCATAACAAGCCTGAATTAGCTGAAGGCATTGATCCCGGATTATGGTCGGCTGTTGTTAAAGTTATCAACGAGGCGACTGTGGAGGGACTTTCACAGAGCACTGCTACAAGTACACACGATGAGGAGTTTTATCGTGCCTTGCGCCATTCTAATGAGGTTTTTGCTGCGTTCAAAGTACATTCGCTGGCTGGAGAGGTCGCAAATAAATTGCTGGACAGTGACGGTAAACTGAAACCCTTCCGTCAATGGGCTGACGATGTAAAGGGAATCACCTCGCATCACGTCGGTGCGTGGCTTCGTACAGAGTATGATACTGCTGTTATCCGTGCGCACAACGCTGCAGACTGGCGTGAGTTTGAACGTAACAAGGAAATCCTGCCTAACCTACGATGGATGCCGACGACTTCACCAAGTCCTGAAGGGAGTCATCGTAACTATTGGATGGCAAAGCTTACCCTGCCTATTGATGATCCTTTTTGGAACACGCACCACCCTGGCGACCGATGGAACTGCAAGTGCTCGCTTGAAGCTACTGATGATCCTGTAAATCGTCCTGCAGATATGGATGCTCCTCTGCCACAAAAAGGACTTGAAAACAACCCTGGTAAAGATGGGCATATATTCAACGACACTCATCCGTATTTCCCTGATAAGTGTAGTCAATGTTCTTTTTATAAACCTGGTGTTAAAGGGCGGATTATGACCCTCTTCATGAATAGGAAAAAGGATTGTTATAATTGTCCTTATGTAGATGCTGCCATTCCATCTGAACAAAGAGAACAGAGACGAAATGAATATCTTGAATATAAAGATAACCCTTTATACAAAGATGTGGAGTTTGATGCCAAGAGTTCTGGACTTAAAGCGACACATGTTGAACATAGCTTTGATAAGAAAAAAGGATGGTATGAGACAACTGTTCAAGAGGTTGGCTTTCAGAATGGGCATAAAGTAGTTTTGGAAAAGGAAGATCATACTGTATTATTTAAGAAGAATACAGAAGGAACTTGGGATAATATGTTGTTTGAAATTGCTGGTGCAGAAACGGGTACTTCAAATAACATTAGACAAGCTTTGAAACATTGTGCATCGAAGCCTAATACAGAAGTCGCAGTATTGCTATTCCCAAATGATAATTTTAATTATTCCATCTTTGAAGAAGGATATAATAAATTTTATGGACTGAGAGGAACTTCACAATATCGAAAGTTTAAAGTGATATATTGTCTCAATAATAAGGGAATATTGCTAATAAAAAAACCAGAGTAAACACTCTGGTTGGAATGGAGGACGTGTCCTAATAGGGATTAAACGCTCCCTCCACACCACAAATGTAGATATTTATTTTCATTCCACAAAATAAAAAACGAGGAAAATTATATTATGGATGCAAAAGAAATAGAAAGGCGTATCTCACGTGTCAAAGACGAGATACAAAAGGAGGTGACGGATAGACTTCCTCGAAAGGTTGGTGTCGTGGCTGCAAACCACTTCAAGCAGAACTTCCGAGATGGTGGCTTCACGGATGGAGGAGTTCACCAATGGAAACGTACGAAACGACAGGACGGTAATACGACGGATGCAAAATACTCTCCTCTTACCTCTCGACGCAATTATCTTATGCGTTCAATACAGAGTGAGACATCACCAGGGCAAGTTACAATATCCAATCCTGTGCCTTACGCAGCTGTTCACAATGAAGGTGGTACTATCAATACGCATCCAACTATTACAAAACGTATGCGGCGTATGGCATGGGCTAAGGTGTATGCACTATCAGGCGTGAAAGGTAAGGGCAAACTACCAAAAGACTTGCCTTCTGGAGCTAAGATGTGGAAGGCTCTCGCACTCACGAAAAAGACAAAGCTTAATATTACAGCACGCATTCCACGACGTCAGTTCATTGGGGATAGCCGTGAACTGACAGCAAAAATTAACAATATGCTTGATGAGAGCTTAGAGAAAATTAAAGAACTTGTAAGTAGAACATAAATATGGAACAGACACTCTGCCAACTGATAGACTTTCTTAAAGAGAAAATGCCGTTGCTTTCAGTAATTGACGAAGACTACGGGCAACTTGAAAATATAGAGGATGAGGATACTGATATGTATCCGCTAACGTTCCCTGCAGTACTCATAGAAGAAGCGCAGACTGAATGGAGCGATATTGGAATGCTTGCACAGAAAGGAACTTGTAGGCTTCGCATCCGTCTCATCGTAGACTGCTATGATGACACTCACGCAACGAGTGGAACCACACAGGCTGTCAGAGAGCGTAATGAAATGCGACACCAGTTGCACCAGCTACTACAGGGAACCTGTCTTGGCACTGATGCTCCTTTGATACGCAAGTCTTCCAAGTTCTTTACTTGGAAGCACGGAATAAAAGTGTATGAGATGATGTACGAATGTACAGTGTCAGAAATGGTTAAGGAAACAAGGACGGTTCAGAAACCTTCTTTACGCGTGAAGATGGGCGTGAAGGTGTAACACGAAAGCCTGTAAAGAGCGGTGCTTTCATCTGTTTTCCATCTACCGTCTCACCACGTTTAATCATATCACGAATGATATGTAGTACACGGCTTTCAGACAGATAAAACTCTTCATTGGAAAGTATGCGGATAGTGTCATCGAAACGGAGGCGTCGTTCCTCTGTCCAGTAGAAGTAACGCTCAAATAACCTTCTGTTGCGTGCTTCTATCAATTTACTATCTCTTCCTTTACTCATATCTGCAAAATTAACAAATAATCATCTTATTTGCAAGTCTTTACACCTTTTTATCTGCTTATTACAAATAAAAACCGTCCAAATGTGTGTTCGTACACACTAATGGACGGTTTTATTCTTAAACAGGAGTTAGTTAATGATTTTTGTCTGTTACAACCTACAGAAGCTTGGTTCTACACGTTCCCAGACATTTGTCTTTGGGTTCTTCTGATAGAAGTAGTAGTTGATAGCATTCTTCTGAACCACATTCGCCTCCTTGAAAAGTGTCATAATCTCTGAATACTCACTATCGAACTTATCCTCCAACTCATACAGCTTAGAGATGCTCTTGTAGTCGAGGTCGCCAGCCTTATTGCGCTCAAGCAGTGTCATTGCCATCTGATACATTGGATCGTCCGAACCTTTCTCGCTTTGTCTCATATACCGCTTGAGGTAGTCGATTAGACGCTCTGCTGCAAGGTCTGCCCGCTCGTCAAAGCCTTTCACCTTATTACTTGAAATCTCAAGACGAAAATCGCCGTCAGTAATCGTATAGCTTCGTTGGTCGTTCTTGCGAACCTGACCATAATCACGCATCACACTTACGAAGCTCTCAACTTCACCCTGTAACCAGTCGTGGAATCCACGCACGTCAGTCACGATACGTGTTAAGCGTTGCCACACATCGTGCATCATTTCAGCACGTAGCCCCTCGTAGGTCTCACGGCGTTCAATGCGACTCTGCTTTTCTTCGTTCTGTAACTCAGCAAGTAGCTTCGCACGCTCTTCCTTGCTCAAATTCTTAATGTTTACCATATTATTCTGTTTTTTGTTTTCGGATGATCATTCTTATTTTTGTGTTCAAAGCATTGAGATCATCCACTGTCAACGCTCTAAATGTTTTTCCTGCTATACGTGGGTCTTTACAAAAGGCATCCACACGGTTCCAGTCTGTTGTGTCTATTCCGTATATCTGCAGCTGATGTAGAACTCCGCTACGTGCCTTGCGTAGGATGTCATACTGCTTACGTCTTCGCTCGTCATAGCCCGTAATATCCTCCATCTGCCTGCACATAGCATCATACTCTTTTGCTGACATCTGATGAAGGTGTACTGTTCTGTTTTGTGTGAACTGATAGACCAGCGTTTCCTTGTCAGCACCAGGCATCTTTTTTAGCAGGGTATAAAACCGTGCGTAGTTCCCGACTGCTCCCATAGCTTTTCCTCCTTCCAATCTTTATATGCTTTACGACCAGAAGCTACAGCCTCTGTAAGATCATCGCTAAGGTCACTTTGACCGAACAATGGTATGCCGTGTACACTCACATATAGCTCACCATTAAATTCCATTACTTGTACGGCTTCACGTGCCTCTGCGTCGAGCCGTGCCTGTCGTTTGTTCTGCATTCTGTCGGCACGTTCCTCATGCCATGTTTGCAATCTCTTCTTGAGTTTGTCTAAAAATGTTGCCATAATCTTTTTTGTTTTAGTTGACAAGTTTACAGGTTTACAAGTTGATTTGTTAATCGTACTGATAACTTGTTTACTCATTCACTCGTCTACTCGTTTACTTACTGATATAATATGTTTGAATCAATTTTCCGTTTCGTTTGATAAGCAGTTGGGTCTGACCTTCTTCTCTCATAAGGTAGGTGCTTATATCGCTTTTCACTGCTATGTCTTTGCGAACATACAACTTAGATATAAACCAGTCTATAAAGTCTTTCAACTGCTTCCATTCCTCTTCAGTATCTTCTATTCCTCGCAAAGAGTATGTATTACTGATAGCCATTTGTAGCTTTAGCAACCACATCGGTTTGTCGTTCGGACAGACAGACTTGTATCTTAACATTTCCATAACTACTCTTTTGAAGCCTTCCACTCAACTTTTATCACAGCGTCAAGCTTACCGCTGCCTCTACAGATTGGGCACTCTTGCTTGAACCGCTCTTGCCAGTTGTCTTCCTGCCAACGGTATCCGTTCCCTTGACAATAGGGGCAAATGTGTCCTTGACTCTCGACTTGATCTGTCATCTTACCACCTGGACTCATCAATCCAGGACTAATCTCTATAAATCGTTTCTCCTTACTCATAGTTTTATTGTAACTCTAATTGAACATTAAAATGATACTCCCTGCACAGCCGTTTCACCTGTACTACATCAAACGGCTCTCTGTCAAAAGCGAAGAAGATTGTGCGTTCTCGTGTAAGTACTCTCACTCCTTTCTTTCGTAGCTTGTACAATAGGTTGTCTCGCTTGTTTGCCATAGCCTTTACTGTTTTGTTTCACCCCAGTATATATCTGCTCGCTCTTTCCATATCGTGTAATAGCCAAGATTGCCAAAATAGCGTCCCTTACTGATTGCTCTGTAACCTTCCACCCATATCTTCAGTGCTGCATCAAACATAACGCTCACTGCCGTGCGACCTGAAGGCTTGTTGCCGTCTGCCTGACTGATAAAAATGAGCAGCTTATCACGATGTCGAGCCTTGAATTCCTGATACTCCTTAAAGCTCATCTGTGTGTATTGAAAACTATCAATAACTATGATATCTGGACTTTTACGCTTCTTAAGACGTGCATCAAGATCTTCCATACTCTCACTGATGAGGATAAACCGCCGTGCAACATCTTGCATACCTGCTTTCATAATTGCATTCTTCATTGTTAGTGAGAAACCCTCCTCTAAGGAGTTATAAGCAATCTTTCCGTACTTTGCCAACTCTTTGCAGAGCTTCATCGTAAAGCTGGTCTTACCGCTTCCGCTTCGTCCCCAGATGAACCATACACCGCCTCGTTCTGGTGCTCCGAAGGCATCTGCCCAGTCGCCTTCAAATGGATAGGTTTCTTTCTTCATACGTAGCATATCGGTTACTGACATTGCTCTATTCATTGTTTTGAGGTTTGAACGTTATTTGAATGGTGTTTTACCGCTGTTTGAGCAGCCATAAGCTTCACTCTATGAATACTCTTCTTTACACGTCGTAGGTCGAACTCGTATTCTTCAGAGTCTTTCACTACTTCCGATATGCGTGCTTTATCCGTTACGCCATTTGCCATACAAACCGCATAGACATCGTGAGCACCAGTCCTCTCCAGCTCAAAGAACTTGCGACCGATACGTGAATGTATCTCGTTGTATCCACACTTGTTGTAACGCAGTCCCATTGTCATACGACGCTTGATATAGCTTGTAGAGAAGAAGACGATACCACACTTATCCTCCAAACGGTTGTACAAGTCAATGAAGTAGTGAAATACACGCTCTGGCAACTTGTCCGCCTCGTCAAAAAGAAGCAGCGGTGCTTTCATCTGAATAAGATCATCAATGATGCGATCGAGCAGCTCTCTAACGCTGTAACCTTCTGTCTTCTGACCGATACGGCGTGCAATCTCACGAATAAAATCGCTCTTCTTCATATCTTCTGAACAGAGAATATAAAACACCTCGCCATGCTCACTTACATACAGCTTAGCTGTGGTTGTCTTTCCGCAGCCTGCTTCACCAACTACCCACGTAACGTTCTTGACTGTTTGAGCATCGTTCATAGCGAACACCATTTCCTGATAGGCTTTTGTTTCCACCACCTGCCAGTCTGTTCCTGCCGTGGTTCCTAACTGCGATGCAAGGTTGCGCCACATATCATCAGATATATTTTCCCATTTACCCTGCAAGATGCTGCTCACAGTTGCGCTACTTGTTCCTGTAAGGCTCTGTGCTGCCTTATTCTGACTTGGATACTTGCTGACGTATTGTCTCAAGCTCTCCTGTATCTGTCCTTTTTCGTTCTTTGTTAGTTTCATATTGTTGTTCTTTTTATTAATTGTTCTTGGTTCAGTGAGGCATTGCCTCGCTGCTTATAATTACCTTATCACTTTCAGTGCATAAGTGACCCACTTTTGATGCGTAAGTGAATGACTTATCATCGGTTTATTTTGTCCTTGCCAGTGAGGCATAGCCTCGCTGCTTATAATTTCCCAGCTACCGAAGCCATATCAACCACTGCCGTCTCAACCTCCGCCCAGTCCTCAAGGCTCACTTGCTTCGTCTTCCGTCCTATCTTATACTCTTCTGGAGACTTGCTATAGATGCCAGTACGACGTTCAATCTGTCGGCGTTCAGCTGCTGTCATTCCCTTAGGCTTTGGACTACGCAGACCGTGCTGCTCTGGCATTATACCATGAGCCTTTTCAATCTCACGTCCTGCAACTGTTCGCTCAATGCGGTCAGTGGTATTGGCTGCCTGTTCCTGTCTGATGAACGCAGCTTCGCCTTCTGTCTGCTCTTGTATCGCACGATGGATAACAACGTAAGGTTCTGCTACTCGTTCAAATCGCAGACTGCCATCAGCTTCTTTCTTATAGAGCCGAACGCTTCCGAAGTCGTAAGGATCATACTTAACAACAAACCGCTCGTAAGTGTGCTGCCTGCGCCACTCATGGTCTGGTACACCTGGCTGGCTCATCACTTCGTATTGTCGCTTCTCCTTCTTAATGGTTACACTGATACCCTGGTCGGTGAAGGTACTCATACGCTTAGCCGTTACCCAGAACATATCCACCATATCGTGTGCCGTAACCTGCTGCGTTTCCTCATTCACGCTGCTGTCGTAGGCTTCCTGTCTACTCTTGCCGTATGCAGGGTGCGCCATTTCGTTCCACTCCTTAGTAGCTTTTGCGTAAGCATCTTTCAGTTCCTCAAGCGTATAGAGTGAGTCTTTATTCTCCTCAATAAATTCAAGGTTCGGACGGCTCGACATCTTCTTTGCCGTAATGTTCTGACCTGTGAATCGCCAATCCTTGTGCAGCACCTGTTGTTGGAACCGACCGAACACCGCCTCAATGGTCTTTGACTCACCGTTATAAGGTTGCGTGGTCCTATGCACGTGGCAAAGCTTCTTAAACAGTCCGTCAGCATCCAGTTTCTTATGTCCGCCTTGGTTATCGTGAACAATCTCGTAGGGCTTGTGCTTGCTTGTCTGAATTGCCATGCGATATGCGTGGTATTGTGCTTCGTAGTCCTCTGTATCGCTGATATGCCAACCAAGCATCACCTCACTCATCGCATCAATGACGACATAGACCTGTGTGGTGCGCACCTTGCCGTTCTCGTCCTGATAGTAGAGGTTAAGCTTTGTACCGTCACCATACCACAGCGCATCACGCTTCGTTGGCAATGCCGTACGGTGCTTACGTCCGAACTTCTGTCGTGCTGCCTGCTCACCATGTACAGCATCATACCATAGTGGCATAATCGCAGCACTGTTCAGCCAACGTTTCATACCGCTAAGGCTTTTCAGTGGCTTCCAGCCGTTTGCTTCCGCCTGGCGGTTTGCCTCTTCAAAGAGCTGCGCATCGGTGTAGACAGGAACCCTGCAACGTTTCAGTGCGATGAGTAGCTGTCCGAACTCGTCTGTTATCTTCTGTGTGTTCTTATTTCCGACCTTACCGCTGATAAGGCTCTTGTAGCCATCTGCCTTGAAAGCCTTAATCTTTGCTTTCAGTCGTGCTTCATTTTGTGGAAGGGTATGCTGATACTCTTTGCGCATAGTTTCAGAACTCTGATAGATTACCTCCCAAGCTCCTGCAGTGCTGCCGTTCAAACTCTGACGAATTGCTCTACGCTGTGCCATCATCTTCAACAGCTCTTTCAGAACACTCGCATTAATGGTGTACTCTTCAATGAGCTTCTCTGTAAGATGTTCCTGCTTGCCGTTCTTCTCGTAGGTGAAGTTTTCAAAGAACTCACGTGCCTCGCTGTCAAGCCGTATGCGGTCACGCATCATTGCTTCCTTCATTCGTTGCTCTGGATCACCGTATCGTTCCATATACCGAGCCTTGTATTTCTGAGGAATGGAACTCCATGCGTAGAGTGCCTGACCGCCCTCGCCACCTCCACGGTGTACGCTGACAATATTTCCACGGCTCATGTTCTGACGTAATGTTGCAGCTTTTATAATCGCATCACTACCTCCAGTCAGTTCCGCGTAGGTTACGCACAATATCTTGTTGAAGTATTCCATCCCAAATATAGTTATAAGCTCATAGCCATCAATTCAACTTCACTCTGCAACTCCACGAAGGCAGGTATGTTCATATCTTGCTCTCGACGTGTCACAACTCCGTCAACAAACACACTTACACTACCATCTTTGCGATCAACAACTATCTTCACTCGCTCACCGAAGGTCTGTGTCATTGTCTGTTC